GATTGAAGTTACTAAAGAAACTGCAGGGGAAATTGCTAAAGTAGATTTTACAGCAAAGTTGGTTTAATCCTCTCCGTAGATATCCTTACTTTCTTTACATTTTTCAAAAATAAGTTTTTCTAAAAACTTATGAATTTTGAGTCCGTGTTTATCACAGTGTTTTTTTAGTAACAAATGTGACTCAGTAGAAATCTTTATGTTCTTGATATTACGACGGGGTTTTTCCATAAGGTAGAAAAAAGGCAGAAAAAAAGGCGCCTGTTTACAAATACATATTCAAAAGTCAAGTTTTTTGTCTTTTATTCTAATATTTATGAAGAAATAAATAACATCAAGAAAATAATAACGAATGGCAACACAAGTTAATTCAAAGGTTTTTGTATCACCTGGGGTCTATACATCCGAAACAGATTTATCATTTGTAGCACAGAGCGTGGGTGTAACCACCTTGGGTGTAGTAGGTGAAACTTTAAAAGGTCCAGCTTTCGAACCAATTTTTATCACAAATTACGATGAGTTCCAAAATTTCTTTGGGGGAACCGAACCTGTAAAATTTATAGGTACTCAAATCCCAAAGTACGAGGCCGCTTACATCGCTAAATCTTATTTACAACAATCTAACCAACTTTTTGTAACAAGGGTTCTCGGTTTGTCAGGTTATGATGCGGGTCCATCTTGGTCTATCAGAATTGTTGCCAACGTAGACGGTACAACTGTTGGTTTGAATGCAGGTGTATCAAACTGGTCGGCAACATTTACTGGGTCATCAGTTGGTACTTCAATTACTTTTACTAGCGCACTACCTACTGAAGTAAGTAACGACTTAAACACTCAATATACTTTGAATGATGGTTCAACATCATCATACGGTGCTGATTTCTTAACTTTCATTCAGTCAATTTCAGGTAATACATCTATTTCCGCTAACACTGTTAACGTTTATGGTAGTGTTTCTTCTTCAGGGTTTAGTAACTTGGAAGGGACATACACAACTTTAGACAACGTTTTTGGTTGTGACAATTTAAATCTTGATGATGCTGATTTAACTGATGGTGTAAATGACCCTTGGTATTACGCTGCGTTCAACAACTACACTGATAACGATTACTCAGGTTATTCTTGGAACTACGCAGTGACAAACTACTACACAGGAGCATCATCCACATTCTCGGGAACTGTTTCAGGTAGTGTTTACACATATAGTGGTACTGCATTTAGTGATTATAATAATTTAGTTATTGCTACTTTACGTTCCAGAGGTATTTCAATTTATGACTCAAACAACCACGGTATGAATTATCAAGTTACAGGTCTTACTGATGTTGTTATGAACTGTTCAGGAGCTTACTCTGGTGTTAATTTATCACCGTTCGCACCATTCCAAATTAGTGGTGTAACTTATCAAGGTTCAGGATTTACATTTGATTGTTCATTCCAATCTAATGATACAAATTACATTACAAAAGTATTGGGTCTTACAAACTTCAGTAAGTCAAGATTTACAACTCCATTGTTTGTTGAAGAATCTTACCCAGGTTTATTAAACTACGGATACAATAAAGGTTACATTCGTGGTTTGAATTGTGACTTGGTTGCACTACCTGAAGCAAGAGACACTACTTCTACTACCTCAATTGCTTGGTACTTAGAGAAATACCAAACTCCTAAGACACCATATGTTGTATCTGAATTGAGAGGTAATAAGGTTTACAAACTTTTTAGATTTGTATCAATTTCTGATGGGGACTCAGCTAACACTGAAATCAAAATTTCAATTCAAAACATTTCATTTGGAAATATGACTTTTGATGTCTTAGTTAGAGATTTCTTCGATACTGATGCAAATCCTGTTGTTTACGAAAAATACACTAATTGTACTATGGACCCATTCTCTAACAGTTTCGTTGGTAAGAAAATTGGTTCCTCTAACGGTGAGTTCCCATTGAACTCAACTTATATTATGATTGAAATGTCCGATGAAGCGCCTGTAGATGCACTTCCTTGTGGATTCTACGGATTGGAGTCACGTGTATACGAGACTGCAACAAACCCATCTCCATTCCCAATTATCAAAAACAAATACTTCTTTCCAGGTGAAACTGTTTATGACCCTCCATTTGGTACAACTGCTGGTGGTTCAAACATAACAACTACATCAGGTGACGTTGTAAGAAGAACATATTTAGGTATGTCAAGTTCTTTAGGTATTGACTCAGACTTGTTACAATACAAAGGTAAACAAAACCCTGTGACAAACTGGACTTTGGCTACTGATTCTACTCCTTGGAACTACCTAACTCAAGGTTTCCATATGGACTCAGGCGCTACTGTTGTTACCATCTCAGACGGTTATGTAACAAGTGGTCAAGCGGCGTTTGTGTGTGGTGTTGCTGACTTTACAGACGACCCTGACACTCAAGATAATCCTTACTATTTCTTGTTTTCGAGAAAGTTTACCTTCTGTTTCCAAGGTGGTTTTGATGGATGGGATGCTTACAGAGAGTTCAGAACAAATCAGGACAGATTCGCATTAGGTGCGTCAGGTTACTTACAGGGTGCTTACCCATCAGTGAGATACCCTAACGCGACTGGTGATGGAACTTTTAAAAGAATCGTCGTTGCTAACAACACTCAGGATTTTGCAAACTCTGATTACTACGCTTATTTGTTGGGTATGTTAACATTTGACAATCCTGAATCAACAAACATAAACGTATTTGCAACAGCAAGTATTGATTACGTTAATAACTCAAACTTGTGTGAAGCAGCAATTGGTCTTGTTGAACAACAAAGAGCTGACTCAGTTTACATTGTTACAACACCTGACTACAATATGTACACTCCAGACGGAGGTAGTCAGTACGAAATTATCTACCCACAAGAGGCAGTTGATAACTTAGATAACACCGCAATTGATTCATCTTACACTTCAACTTATTACCCTTGGATTTTGGTTAGAGACACTGTGAATAATACACAAATCTACTTACCACCAACAGGTGAAGTTTGTAGAAACTTAGCATTGACAGATAATATTTCATTCCCTTGGTTCGCAACGGCGGGTTACACAAGAGGTTTAGTTAACTCTGTCAAAGCAAGATTGAAACTAACACAGGAAGATAGAGATACTCTTTATCAGGGACGTATCAACCCAATCGCAACATTCTCTGACGTTGGAACAGTAATTTGGGGTAACAAAACTCTTCAAGTTGCTGACTCAGCGCTAAACAGATTAAATGTTAGAAGATTGTTGTTACAGGCTCGTAAATTGATTTCAGCTGTGGCGGTAAGATTATTGTTTGAACAAAACGATGAAATTGTAAGACAACAGTTCTTGGATTCTGTAAACCCAATTCTTGATTCAATCAGAAGAGATAGAGGTTTGTATGACTTCCGTGTGACAGTAAGTTCTTCACCTGAAGATTTGGATAGAAACACCCTAACAGGTAAGATTTACTTGAAACCAACTAAAGCACTTGAATTTATTGACATCGAGTTCTTGATTACTCCTACAGGAGCTTCGTTCGAGAACATTTAATAAATCGAAATTATAAAGTGGGGGTAAAACCCCACTTTTTGCCTTTATATGAAAAAAGAATTTAAAGAGGGTATAACAAAACAAGGTACACCAGATTTGAAGTATTATGCTTTTGACTGGGATGATAACATCGTTCATATGCCAACTAAAATAATCTTGGAAGATGAAACCGGTGATGAAGTACCTATGACAACTGAGGACTTCGCTCTTTACCGTGAAAAAATTGGTAAAGAAAATTTTGACTATGATGGTCAGACAATTGTGGGTTATGCAGAAAATCCGTTCCGAAATTTTAGGGTCGAAGGAGATGACGACTTTTTGGTCGACGCTATGAGAGCTAAAACAGGTCCTGCTTGGGCTGACTTTGTTGAAGCGGTAAATAATGGTTCTATATTTGCAATCATCACAGCAAGGGGGCACCACCCTGATACTCTCAAAGAGGGGGTCTACAATTACATCATCAATAATTTTGAGGGTATTAACAAAAATAAGT